TAGCCGGTCCTTTCGTGCAGGATCGTAGAAGTTGCGGTACAACCACCCCTTGTGCGGGTTACAGGTCAGCAGTCCTTTTGCTACCCCACCGATCAGATTGTAACGGGTACGCGAATCAAGAATGTCGATCGAGCCTTCAGACACTTCGCCGGCTTCATCTATAAAGTAGTCTGTGAGTTCATGGCTACCAAGTCGCGTAAACTGTGGATCGGATGGTTTGTCGGCCATATCCATCAGGATCGTTTCACTTCCATTAAACCACCGAATGATGTTCAGTTGCCCGTTGTATTGGTAGTCCTTTCCTGCCTTCATACCCATATCCTGACAAAGCTTCCAGAAGGTCAGCATCGTTGACAGTTCAAGATTCTTCAGCGCACTTCGACCAATCAACCCTCTCGTGTTCGGGTACTTCAATCGTCGGGCGATCTGCCAATAACAACCGAGCCACGACTTACCACCGTAAACCCCGCCACCGAAAAGAACTTGTTCGACCTGTGACCTGTGCGATAGGTGATCAAGTGCGATCTCTTGTTTAGCGTTGAATTGTGGGGTGTAGTTCATAGCGTGGTATGTGGTTAGACGTGAGCATAAAAATTATCAATAGATAATATTTAGGCGCAATAACATTTTTAATACTTATTTACACCAGCCGCACTAAAATAGTTCCATTTGAATGGTTGGTTCAAAACTTGCATCGTAGTTCTTGTTTTCGTTTTTTGGGTATGGATGTGATTTGTAAATCATATCTTCAATTAGTTGTTTTTTGTTTTTTGCATTTATATAAATGTATCGGTGTTTAGGTAGTTGTTTTATTATGGCGCCACCAACGGCAATTATATTATCCTTCCAATGTAAATCTTCATTATATTGTTTGCCTAACATTTTACGAGTAAACTCAATGTTCATATTTCTACCATGATATTTCTTACCAAACAAAATAAAATCCATTGACTTATTTTTTGGTTCAGCTAATCCACAATAAATAAAATTAGTAGCTTGGTAAATATACCCGCAATGATTATTATTTGCATCTGCATAACTTACAATAACATTTGGTTTTGGCAATAATTTTAAACATCCGCTAACAAAAAATGAAGTCAAGTTTTTTTCGTGATTATCATTTAACACTAATCTGCTTAACTCCATTACGTTAATAGTATGTTTATCATTAAACAATTTACCACCATTATTCCAAAATCTTGAAGGTGCCGGGGAAAAAACACAAACACCAACTACAATATTGTTTTCATCATACAAAGCAAAAACATACATCATAATCGGAGTTCTACGTGCATAGTGTTTTTTTAGCAACCATTCTATTGCATTAGAATTACTAATTGATTTTATTTTATATTTTTCCTTAATTCCCATCTCACAAATAAATATTCACGATCTGCTTTTCATCGGCATTCAAATCAAAACACGGATGACGTGATCTGATCTTTTCAGTTGTGTTCAACACTTGCTTACCCTTCAGCATGACGATGTAGCCCGGCAAGATGAGTAGCTTCCCCTGCTGAACGTGCGCCATTTCTGCCCCCGTTTCACAGCCGTTCAAGTGATACGGCTTGCGCTTGAAGTACTGCCACGAACCACGACTGAAGCAGTTGATACCCGGCTGAAGCTTGACCGAGTAGGACAATTCACATCTGAATGCAGGGCCATCCTCAGGTGCGATAAATAGCGGATAGTTCCGGCCAACTCCGCCCATGATTACACCCTTCGCTGGCGTTTCTTCCAATCGTGAAAAAGCACATTGAGGGGCAATGTCATCGGCCCCAGCAAGGCAATACCAATCGGGTGAATATACTTCGAGTGTGGCGAGTGATCGGTTGAACTTCGACCTCAGATGGCTGTCGCCTCGTGACAAGATACAGAAATCATCCTGTTGAACTTCGATATACTTCACCGTGTCAGACAGAAACTCCTCACAAAATTCACGGCTTAAACGGCCTTCCGAGCCGCAGAGGTGAAGCGGATAGCCAAGTGAAGCGTAGTGTCTGAATGTTCGTTTGTAGGCAGGGTTATTCGGGTTGCCTTGAAGATAGAAGGGCATGCAGATTGCTACGGTCATCACTGGCTATTGAGTTTATTGTAAAGCCTTTCATTGAATCCAATATCCTTCGCAGGAACTCCGGCCAAGATACGGAAATGATCCTTCCAAATTCCTTTGACAAACGACTGCGCCCCGACCATTATACCAAATGCAAGCTGAGTGTGTTGGTGAAGTGATGCGTTCAGACCTATCCGACAACATGAAGCAATGATGGAATGACCGCCGATAACACAGGCCGAGTGCAAAACTACGTTGTCGCCTATTTGCGTGTCATGTCCGACGTGCGAATGGCTCATGATGTAACAATCAGCACCGATGACAGTGTTGCCAAGATGCCCCGCGTTGATCGTCACGTTGTCGCGAATGATCGTGTTGTCACCGATGATGACTGTGTGTCGCGGTTCTTTTCGCGGATCTACTTGATCGGGATATTCGGCAGGGCTACCGATCGAACAGTTATGACCGATGAATACGTTTCGACCGATTACGACTGAAGGGTGTATATAACTCATATAATTTAAAATTAATCCATATCCGCGAACACCTGTTGAATATGTGCAGTAAAATCATCCATAGCCAATAGTTAGGCGTTATTGTTCAGATACTCATCAATAGCTGGTGTCCTATCTATTTTATGCCAACCTGTTATAAATTCGTATTCCGTATATTTACAATGTTGGCATACTTGTACCGCTTTTCCATCTATTTCATAGTACATCATATTGTGCTTTCCAAAAAAACACAACAAACGCCTAACAAATAATTGGCGTAATGCCTTTAGTTTTTTAAATTTTATTTTGTTCATCGTTTCAAATTTAATTTATTTCATCCATATCCACCCGAATTGGGTGTACTTGTGCAGTAAAATCATCCATAGCCAATAGTTAGGCGTAAGGCTTGACCAACTCCCAAGTCCACTTGTTTCTTGAATGGTCGGTGATAGGTGCTTTCACGTAAACACCATTTGACCTTATCAATATGCCTTTTGAAAGAAGTAATCTAACTTCTCCAATCCAACTTGTTTCGTCAATCTCAACTTCCGTTTCATCGTGTGATTCAAAAGTCATATAAGGGCGTGTAACTCTTACAGTATCACCGACCTTAATATCGTTTCCATTTACGTCTTTACGAACAAAAAGCCCTACGCCTAACAGCGGTTTTGCCGCAGGCGGGGTTTCGTTGTTTAATGATGTTTTCGTTTCCATATAAAATTTTGTTTTAAGTTGATAAATTCGTTTTCAAAAGTCCCGCCCGACAGCAAAGCCGCATGACGTTATAAGCAAGGTGGCTCAGGTATCTGCAACCAAAAAACGGGCGGAAGTATTCCAAGATTTCCGTTGAAGTCTCGCCAGTTGCCATATTTTTCTCCCTGAAACTCTCCTATAAATTCATAAGTTGCTAAAAACCGCCCGTAAATCTTGCAATACACTAAGACTGTTTCTCCAAATTTAGGTAATCGCTCCGTAACCGCCACCCAGCTTATAACAGCAGTTTGGCAAGATGCAGGGTTCAGTTCTTCTTTCATACTCTGCTCAATTTATCGTTCAATTCATTTCTGATTTCATCCGTGCCTTCGATGTTCTCGTCGCTGTCGGGTAAAGTGAGTTCAAACACATCGAGGCTGCATTGATAAGTACACATTAATTGAGTGTGTTCCTCGTATTCATCGTAACCAAACACGGTTAATTCCATGTAGATATTGACGCCTTCAAACTTACTTTCAATAGTGAACGATTCATTGTCGTTAACGGTGTCAAGGTTTTTGCAGATCAGCGACCAGCAGTGTTCTGTCATTGTGATGGTGTTCATACTTTTTACCATGTTATTGTTTCTGTTTTAGTTTCGAGTTGTGCGAATAGTGCGTCGGCGTGTGAAACTGCACATCTCACAGTATCTTCCATTTTCATCAAAAAATCTGTGTCTGCCGCCAACAAGCCTTGCATCGCCTTAATCGCAAAGTATTCGCGTTTAGTAAGGACGAGGCAACCAACTTTGTCATCCTCGTTAATTGGGTAAATTGGTTGGTCTGAATTTTTCATGTTATTAAGTTTTGATTGTTTACTATTCTTCACCTTCTCCAACTATCCTGCACACATCTACCTTCATTTCGGTTGCGATTTTCTGAACGAAATCAACTCGCATCGTGCCGGGATTCCGAAGGTAACGGATCGCAGTCACATGACTGATACCCATTTGATCCTTAAATTGTTTCAGTGTTCCGAAGTGATCTTCGACCATCTTCGAGAAGTTGTTATTGTAATTTCCTTTGACCATAGTTTTTTGATTACATTTGCAAAGATATAAAGAAAAGTTTATCTTGCAAGAAAAAAGTAAAGATAATTTTCGCGCAGAGATTGAAAGGCTCTACCCGATACTCATCGACAGGTGCAGAGGGTTGATCTTTAAAAAGGGAGGCAACAAGTCAGATGCTGAGGATATTGTCCACGATATTATCGTCAGTTGCCTTGCTGAACATCGGATTGAAACAGTGACCGACGTATTCAATCGCGGCAGTTTGGAATTTTACTTGTCGCGGGCGGTTTGGTTGCAGGTGAATTGCAAGAGGGTAAATCGGATATTCATTGACTACGACGCCATGACTGACGCGGTGATAAGTGAACACGACTACCACGACAGGATGAACGCCCTGAACATCATCATGACGCGGGAAAATCTTCACCTAATCATGCGTCACCTGTCAGATTACGACCGTGAATTGATCCTGCTCTGGATGACGCCAGGATTCAATTATTCAGATGCTCAGGAGATCACCGGCGTAAAGATGAATATGCTTGCGAACGACTTAAAAACCGCGATTAAACGATTAAAGAAATATGTGGAACATTCCAATAGTACCGCCTGCGATATTTAACGAGCGCATCGCGAAGTGCAAGTCATGTAAGTTCTTCAAAAAGGAAACGGGTTCATGCGGCACTTTGATCACCGGTCAGACCGTGTCGCACTACCGGAATAAAATCCGGCTGTGCGGATGCGTGATGAAGTGGAAGGCTAAGTATCGTTTTTCATCGTGTCCAATCGGCCAATGGTCAGCCTTCGGAGTATCGAATAAAGACATTCACGACATCAGACAGTTCATCGTGCCGCTATCGAAGAAGGAAAGTCTGTCACCCGAAGATCAGAAACAGCTATGGTCTTATTTTGACAAGATTACAGGCACGATAAACCCACGTACAACCTGCCCGCCTTGTGTTAAGTCAGTTATTACCGACATATTGAAAGAGGTTAACAGGCTTCAGATGGTGGATGAGGGGGTAGTGTCACAACCAAACGAAACAAAATGAAACATTTTTTCGACTACTTACAAGGCATTGGATATAAACCGCACCGATTCAATGGGCAAGGATGGATTGAAACGCCACTTGAAAAGGCACTATCATTCTCAACCGTTGAGCCTTACGGCCTTGCAATGGCGTGGATAGATGAAAAGTCGAATATTATCATGTGGGGATTGAGTGAGGCGGGATTGCCTCCAACCTTGTTAGGTCCTCGGCCTGTGATTTTGCACAAAACTCAAACAGGCAACGACATTCGATGTGTCAACGTTGCGGATAATGACCACGTGATTAACTACGTGCTTGCTAATTACGAACCTTCGGTTGTTTATGACGCAATATGGAAGCGAAGAAACATCGACCTGAGCAACGATGAGAAGTTCATGGAGTTGATCGGTCAGGTTTTGCCACCGACAAAACACCAATAAAATAAGGGAAAACGTTAATTTTAACACTTACACTATGGACAGCGATAAAAAGGCATTTCTTAAAGCACTTACAAAGTCACTTGGAAGGGTGAGCGAGGCTGCTGAACTACTGAATATGTCACGGCAGACGCACTATAATTGGATGAAACTTGATGAAGAATATCGTGAGGCGGTCGAATCCATATCGGATAAGGCACTTGACCACGTCGAATCAAAGTTATTTCAGTTGATTGATGGAGCGACCCGTGAAGTAGTCGCAGGTGATGAGATCGTAACAATCAAAGATTCGCCTAACCCGACAGCCTGCATCTTCTACCTCAAGACAAAAGGCAAAAAACGCGGCTACGTCGAACGTCAGGAATTGACTGGTGAAGATGGCAAACCGATTGTTATCGGAATACCCGACAAGATTTAACACCTATTTATGAACCAAATCTATATTACAGCATGAGGGTTGTTTTTCCATCCGATCCACGCGACATAACCGTGCGACAGTTCGTTGACTTCAAAAATGCAGTCGATGATGTTGAACGCATGATTGTTATCACTCGGTTGAAGCGCGAGGAAGTGATGAAGCTGAGGGTTGATACAATCAACTACGTGATTAACACCTTCAGCGAGGCGTGCGATAAGTCAACAGGTGAATTGAACCGGCACGTGAAGGTTCGGAAACTTACCCGAAGTATGAGGCTCGGCTTCATTCCTTCACTTGAATCAATGACACTTGCCGAACACGTCGATCTGGACGAACTCCGTAAGTTGATCTGGAAGGAGAACAAATGGGAGTGGTTTGAAAAACTCGTTGGCATACTGTACCGACCTGTTGAAGCAAGGCTCGGAAGTTGGTATAAGATCGCACCATACGACAGCGAAAAGACAACTCATGCGCAGTTCATTGAACGCATGGACATGAACACGGTGAACGCATCGCTGCTTTTTTTTTCGACTATTTTAAGCGAACTTGTGAAAAGTTCAACAGAATATTCGGAGAAGTTGGTGAAGGAAGCGATGATGGCGAAGTAAAAGGTGTGAAGGGTTTGGGTGAGGTGTACGGATGGTTTCATATCATTGAACTACTCGCAGGACACGACGTAACGAAGTTTGAACAGGTATTAACAAGGCCAGCGCATGAAGTGTTTATGCACCTTGTGTATGCAGAAGATAAGAGGCTCGACGAATTAAGAAGGAAACTATGACAATCAGGACATACAATAACATCATCGACAGGCTTGCGGCATTTACTTCAGGCCACTATATGCTTCGTGCATTTACGCATGGAGAACGGGCGAATATCGACATCAACACGGTGAGCGATTATCCGTGGATGCATGCCGAAATGTTATCGGTTAGCCCGACGCCTGGCGAATTGTCCTATGAATTCGAGGTTACATTCATGGACAGACCTTCGGATATCATTGATCCAATGGAGCAGCGACGCGAAGCAGTCAGT